TCAGAGCGGTATTCGCCACTGTTTGACCAGGCTCAGCTTCCCGCCAGTCCGCAGCTGGTCCGCAGCAGCATCGAACGAGTCGCTCACCCGGTCCAGATCGTCCGGGAACAGGTGCCCGTACCGATCCAGCGTCAGCGTCGCCGTCTTGTGGCCCAGGAGGGTTTGCAGCACCTTCACGTTCGCGCCGCCGCGGATCGCCAACGACGCGCAGGTGTGCCGCAGCTGGTGCGGTGTGAGCCCCTTCTCGCCGACCGTCGTCGCTGCCTTGTCGAACACCCATCGCACCTGCCCCTCGGTGAGCCACCCGCCCTCGCGGCCCGGGAACACCAGCTCGTCATCCTCGCGTCCGTCGAGCTCGGTCCTGAGTAGCGGCACCAGGAACTTCGGTACCGGCACTCGCCGCGTCGAGCTGTTCTTCGGGGCGCCCTCGACCTGTCCCTGCCCGGTCACGTACGTCACGGACTTGGCGACCGTGATCCGCCGGGCATCGAGGTCGACACGCCCGACCGTCAGTGCGATCGCCTCGCCGAAGCGGAGGCCGCAGTACGTCAGCACTAGAACGAACGTCCGGTACTCGCCGCACGCGACCGCCAGACGGTGCGCCTGCTCATGTGACAGGTATCGCTGCTCCACCTCGACCTTGCCTGGCAACTCCACGTCCTCGGCCGGGTTCGTAGCGATGTACCGGGCCTTGACCGAGAACCGCAGCACGGAACCGACGACCTGGTGGGTCTGAATCACGCGGGATGCGGACAGCCCGCGGCCGGCGAACCTGGTCGACCCGTCCGCGCTCAGCCCGGAGATCCACACCTGCATGTCGTCGAACCGGATGTCGCCCAGCGGCACGTCCCGCCAGCGGGGGAGCGCCACGGTGTCCAGAATGGACCGGTAACCGGCTACCGTCTTCGGCTTGCGGCTCGCCTTCGTCGCGATCCACTTCTCGGCGACCGCGCCGAACGTCTGCGCGGCCAGCTCCGGGTCCGTCCACGTCCCGGTCACCTGGTCGGAAACCTGCTGCTCTAGCCACCGTTGAGCGTCCTTCTTGAGCCCGAACGACTTCGTGCGCTCCCGGCCGTCGCCCGCTACGTAGCGGCCCATCCATCGAAGGCCCTTGCCATGGCGCGCGCTCGGCTGGCCGTCGGCCCGCGTCCACCGGTCCTCGACACCGGAGCGACGGTTGCGCTTCTGCATCACAAAATGTCGCCCTGCTCTACGAACGCGCTTGCGTCGCAATATCCGTCAGTGACGTAGCGCAATGTCTCGATGGTCTCATCGTCGATCAACTCCTGAGCCTCGGCGTCAAGCTCCTTCATCAGATCGCTGAGGCGTGCGAGCGCTGAGTCGAACGATTCGCTTGCCTCAACCGTGCGAGTCGCCGCTGCGTACGTGGCCTGATATTGCTGGACAATCGCTGCAGCCAACGACGCCGCCTCGGGTTTCGCCATCAGGGAGTCCAACGGCTGCATGAGGGCCTTAGCGATGAGTTTCGCCTCGCCCAGACGTGGTGCCCTGTCTCCGTCCTCGATTCGGGTGATGGTCGTTTGGTGAGCGTTCTCCCAACCGAGCCCCTCTAGCCACCGAAGTAGGTCGGCCTTCGACAACCCGAGAGCTTCGCGGGTGCGCTTCATGTTGGTCCCGAAGTTCTTGTCGATCGCATCCTCTTCACCCATAGCCACCATCATGACACGCCAATTCACAAAACACGGGGTTCGGGGGCACCAGACGTGAATCCCCGTGCTACTCTCATCCTGTGCGTTGCCACGCACACCTCGTGAATCCTTTGAGGGAGAACCTGAATGACCACTTCTAGCCTCGGAGCCCCCAGGGTGCTCCTGTCCGCCAAGCAGCTCGAGCAGCGCTACGGGATCAGCGTGAACACCTGGCGCTACTGGCGACAGTGCGGCACCGGACCCGCCGCCGTCGTACTCGGCAAGCGCAAGATCCTGTACGACGTCGATGTCGTCGAACGCTGGATCGCCGCTCGCAGCGAGCAGGAGACGGCGTGAACGTCTCCGACTTCCTCGAGGCCCCCCCACGCCTGCTGCATCTGCCGTGACCAGATCCCGAACTGGCCGATCGGCGCGAACATGCCCGACCCGATCGCGGCGGACGGCGAGTGCTGCGACTCATGCAACCGGCAGATCGTCATGCCGGCCAGGGAGGCAACCTCGTGAACCGCCCGCAGGAACAGCACTGCGACCTCGGCCTCGACCCCGATGCCGACCGCACCCCGGATATGAGACGAGCCCCGGCGGATGCCGCCGCCGAGGCCCAGATCAACGCAATCGCCAGCCAGCAGAAAGAGAAGATCATGACCAGTATCGCACGACCCGCGTTCCCCCGCACCGACCGAAGGGACACGCTGACCGAAATCCTGGCCGAGCACTACGGCCCCGAAGTACAGATCGTCGACGCGCCTCTCGAGTGGATGCCGATCAACCTGTTCCTGGAGAACATGGGCATCAGCACCACCGAATTCGTCGCCACCGCGCGCCTCATCGCGGAGATCACGACCTGCACGATCGGCGATGCGTCGAACCAGCTCGAGGCCATCGGAACCGCGATCGAGGTGATGAGCCGATGAGCGCCCTCGACAACCAGCGGGACTTCGACACTCAGCTCTACGACAAGCTAGGCGCGTTGCCCAGCGAGCCGGGTGAGTACTGGGCGGACGCGAAATCCGTGTGGATCGACGGTATCTACGCCGACTCCGACCACTACCGGCAGAACAGCAACACCATCGTCGCCGTGTCCCGGTTCGCGAGCAATGACCCCGGCTTCGGGGAGCCGGTCATCGAGCACGTCGTTCGGATAGAACGCAGCTACGAGCGGGAGAACCCACTCGAGATGACCCCCGAGGCCGCGGTGGTGCTTGGCCGACACCTGCTTGTTGCGGGAACTGCCGCGATCCGCGATCTTGCCGCTCACGCCAACTGGCTCGCCCATGAGCATCCGGAGGTCCCGAAGTGACCGGGCCCGCGGCCGCGGTCGCCGCATCCACCAACGTGGTCACCCTGCCGCACCACGATCGGATCAAGAAGGCGATCGAGAAGGTCATCGCCGCCGGCCAGCCGTTCGACGCCGACGCGATCCACGCCGCTCTGCCGAAGGCCACGCGGGAATGGCTGGACGAGCACCCGCAGGTGTTGGGCGGGTACGTGCAAGGCGTCGTGCATGACGGCCGCATTCGGTTCGTCGGCTGGACCGACTCGCGCCGCCGCCCCGGACGCCCCCAGCGCGTCTGGGACTGCCCGAGGAGGGAGAGCAAGTAGTGACCGACGCACGACTACCTGAGCGGTGGCTCATGGACCTGCGGATCGCCCGCGCGTCCGACGAGGCGTTCCGCTCGTACTGCCTCGCGCTCATGTGGTCGGTGTCCAACCGCACGGACGGGGTGCTGCTGCCCGACGACCTGAACCTGATCCCGGGGTTCCGGCGCGGCACCCCGTCCGAGCTGGTGGCCGCTGGCTTGTGGACGGCGCAGTCCAACGGCTGGCTCATCACCGACTTCGAGAACACCCAGACGACCCGCGCCCAGCTCGAGGCAGCCGACCGGGCGCGGGTCCACGAGAGGGAGAAGAAGCGACGGCAGCGTGAGGCCAAGCGCCAAGCGGATGCTGCAGGCCAAGTGTTGACCAGCACCGATCCTGTTGTCCCGGGGGACATCCCCGAGGGCGTCCCGACCTACAACACAGGACAGGCTAGGACAGGACAGGCATTTACTAGAGCGACTACTTCCAGCGCGCCCGATCGCTCACTGTCGCCGGTGCTTGACATCTCAGAGCTCCCCGCTGATCCCGATGCAGCAGCACGCGCTGCTGACGCCCTCATCGCCCGTGTGACGGGCAAGACCGCATAGCGGCTCGCTACCAAGTCGCTACCAAGTGCTTCCCGAAAGGAACCCCATGACTGAGTTCGACCCCCACAATCCGCCCGCTGAGGCGTTCATCGTCGACGAGCAGGGCATGCCCATCGGCCACATGGACATCGACAAGATCCAGTCCGACGCCGTGCTGTTCATGTACGACATCGCGTCGACCGCCGGCAACGACGCCGAGACCGACCGGGTATCTGCCGAGTGGGTGGGCAAGGTCGGGCCGCAGAGTTTCGGATACGTCGCGGCGGGCGCACTGTCCATGCTCGTGCGGCACATCCTCGGCCCGACGCTCGACACCTGCGAGCTCGCGGGCATCCACCTGCGTGATGGGCTGAGGGCTGCACGGGACGACGCTCACCGCGACCTCGGCGGTGCGCAGTGAGCGGCAGTCACCCGTGCTCGGTGCCCGGTTGCACCCAGAGCACCGCGTCCGTCACCACCTTGTGTGTCGAGCATCGCCCGTCGCCGCCCGTCACCCGCGACGGTGAGCGCATCTGGATCGGCACCGGCCTGTGCCTCGCACCCGCTGCGGCCCGAGACCTCGCCCTGGCCCTCGCAGACGTCTTGGAGGCCCCATGAGGCGCCCATGCCTCGGGTGCGGGGAGCTCATCGCCCGGGGAAACCGCTGCGGCCCGTGCACCCCGAAGGTGCCCACCCGTGCGGTCGCGCACGCCGGCACAGATTCCCGGTGGCGGCGCCTGTCGCTCAAGGCCCGCAAGCTGCAGCCGTTCTGCATCGACTGCCGCACCACCCGCAACCTGACCGCCGACCACCTGCTGCCCGTCTCGGAGTTCCCCGAACTGGCGTACGAGATCGAGAACCTGACCGTCCGGTGCCGCTCCTGCAACAGCATCCGGGGCACCACGTGGACCACCGCCGACGCCGAGGAAGTCCTCAGTCGTCTCCTGCGGGCACAGAAGCACGCACGCAAGGTTCGGTACGCCCGGCTCATCCCGATCGCTCAGCGGGCCGCACAGGGTGGGGGGATACCCCCTTCCAGCAGCCCGAACACCTGCCTCGGTAGCCGCAATCACGAACTATTTGGTAATGGTTATCATTTCGATAGGGAAATCCGATGAGACGTGGACCGAAGGCACCGACGACGGACGAGCCGCTGCCGTTCGCCCCGATCGGCTCGCTCGAGTCGGAACGCTGCCTCGAATTCATCGCGCAGTTCATCCGCGTACCGAAGGGCACGGGCGCGTTGGAGCCGTTGCAGGTGGCGGACTTCCAGCGCGACATCGTGGTCGCGGTGCTGGACTCGGGGGCGCGGACGGTCGGGATCATGCTGCCCCGCGGATCGGGGAAGACCACGCTGAATGCGGCGATCGCGCTGTACGTGTTCTACACGTGGGGTGAGGGCGCGCATGTGGTGGTCTTCGCCGTCGACGAGCGGCAGGCCGGACTGGCTTTCAACGCGGCCCGGCGGATGGTGGAGCTCAACGATGAGCTGTCCGAGCGGGTGCAGGTGTACCGCGACAAGCTGGTGCTGCCCGCCACGGATTCCACGTTCCAGGTGATGCCGGCCTCGGCTGCCGCTGCGGAGGGTCTGGACTTCGTGCTGGCGATCGTCGATGAGGCTGGTGTGGTCTCGCGGGATCTGTTCGAGGTGGTGCAGCTCGCGCAGGGCAAGCGCGCGCGGTCGGTGGTGGTGGCGATCGGCACGCCGGGCCCGAACCTCGACGACCAGGTGCTACTGAGCCTGCGCGAGTATCACCGGGACCATCCGGAGGATGTCTCGCAGGCGTGGATCGAGCATTCGGCCGCGGGCTTCGAGCATCACGAGCCCACGTGCCCGCATTGCATCGCTCTGGCGAACCCTGCGATCGAGGCGGGGTTTCTGCACGCGGATGCGGTGGCCGCGCTGGCGCCGCCGAAGACCCGCGAGGCCACGTTCCGGCGTGCGCGTCTGTGCCAGCTCGCCACCGACACCGAGGGCGGTTTCCTCCCGCCGGGCGTGTGGGATGCCCTGTGCCAGGCGCACCCCATCGACAAGGGCGCACAGGTCGTCGTCGCGCTGGACGGCTCATTCAGCGACGACACCACGGCGTTGCTGCTCGCCACCGTCGCGGAGGAACCACACCTCGATGTCCTCGGTGTGTGGGAGCGGCCGGCGGGTGATGACGAGTACCGGGTGCCGATCACGGAGGTGGAGGACACCATCCGCCAGGCGTGCAAGGACTACCGGGTGCAGGAGATCATCGCGGACCCGTTCCGGTGGGCTCGGACCCTGCAGGTACTCGAATCCGAGCGGCTGCCGATCGCGGAGTTCCCGCACTCGCCGTCACGTCTGACCGCTGCCACGTCCGCCCTGTACACGGCGTGTGTGAACGGCAAGCTCACCCACACCGGAGATGAGCGCCTGGCCGCTCACATCGCCGCCGCGGTCGTCGCGGAGGACCCGCGGGGAATGCGCCTGGCTAAGCGCTCGCGTTCCCGCACCGCTCGAAAGATCGACCTGGCCGCGTGCGCGGTCATGGCCCACAGTCGCGCCACCTGGCGTGCATCACGCCCCAAGAAGAAGCATCGCGTAAGGAGCTTCCAATGACCGAACCCACACTCGCCGAACTCGACAACGCACTGAATGTGCGACTGCCGCAGCTCAACCGGCTCGGCAAATACTATGCGGGACAACAGCCCTTGTCGTTCATCGCACCGGAGGCACGCAAGGCCCTCGGGCAGCGGTTCGACCGGTACTCGGTGAACCTGCCCCGCCTCGCCGTGACCGCGATCGCCGAACGCCTGCGGGTGCAGAGCTTCCGCACCGCCGACGGCGCCCGCGATACCGCCCTCATCGCGGCGTGGCGGCGCAACGACCTCGACCAGCTCGCCCCCGTCGCGCACCGGGAAGCCCTCGCCGTCGGTGAGGCTGCCGTCATCGTGTGGGCCGACGAGCGCGGCAAGGCCCGCGTGTCCGTCGAATCCGCCGAGCAGGTCGCCGTCTACCGCGACGCCGGCAGCCGCGAGACCATCGCCGCGATCAAGCGGTGGGTCGACAAGGCGCCCGACGGCACCGACCGGCAAACCCGTTGGGTGGTGTACTATCCGGACCGGATCGTGCACCTGCAGGGCGACGGCGCCTCGATCACCGCCGCGAAGACCCTCAAGACCGTGGACAATCCGTTGTTGGCGGTGAACGTGGTCGCGCTGACCAACGCGGACCGCCCGATGGACACCTTCGGAGTGAGCGAGTTCGAGGACCTCATCCCCATCACCGACGGCATCAACAAGCTCTCCACGGACCTGCTGACCGCCTCGGAGTACGGCGCGCGGCCCCGCAGGTGGGCGACCGGCCTCGAGCTCGAGGAGAAGCCCGTCGTCGACGACGAGGGGAACCCGGTCCTCGACGACGACGGGGAACCGGTCATGGAGGCCGTGAACCCGATCGGTGAGACCGACAAGCTGATGATCAATGAGGACTCCGCGGGCAAGTTCGGGCAGCTCGACGGCGCTGCACTCGATGGATACGAGAACGCGGTGTCCGTGATGCTGCAGCAGGCGATGGCGGTATCGGGTCTGCCGGCGCACTACGTCGGTGTCACCACCTCCGTGCCGTCCTCTGCGGAGGCGATCCGCGCCGCCGAGGCCGGTCTGACCGCCAAGGCGGAGGCAGCGCAGGCCAAGTTCGGCCGCGCGTGGGAGGCCGTCGGCCGTCTCATCCACGCGATCGAGGACGGTGGGGAGGTCGACGACTACGCCCCGCAGATCGTGTGGTCCGACCCCGCGACCCGCTCCGTCGCGCAGGAAGCCGACGCCACGGTCAAGCTCCACGGCGCCTCGATCATCTCCACCGCCGAGGCACGCGAACGCCTCGACATCGACAACCCCGACGACACCCCCGCACCACCACCCGCAGATGCCCGCGTTTCAGACGCGAGCAAGGGTCGCACCCCGGATGCGACCCCTCCCAAGGGTCGCGTTTCGCCCGCGACCCCCGCCGCCCCGAAACAGGGCGGCGACTTCAACCCAATGACCGCAGCATTCTAGGAAGGACACACCATGACCGACGACAAGTCTCGCGCTCAAGGACTACAGGAGTCCTTGACGGACCCCCCCGAAGCTGACATCCGCCAGACGGACGCTGATCAGGCTTCTTCGGCGACCACCGAAGAAGTTGACGGCACCGGCAAAAAGCCTGATGTCAGTGCTGCTGACACTCCTGAGAGTTCTCAGGAGCAACCCGCAGAAGGGTCCGATCTCGAATCTGACCCCTCCGAAGGTAATCCCGATTCCGGGACTACCGAGGGCGACACGTTCCCGCGCTCGGTGGTGGAGAAGCTGCGCACCGAGAGCGCCGGATACCGCACGCGGGTGCGCGAGCTCGAACAGCAGCTCCACCGGATGCAGGTGGAGGGCACCGGAGCGCTCGCAGACCCCTCGGATCTGCCCTTCGACCCGGCGCATTTGGAGTCTCCGGAGGCTCTGCAGGCCGCGATCGACGCCCTGTTGGAGGCGAAACCGCACCTCAAGGCCCGCCGATTCGAGGCCGGCGCCGCAGCCCAGGGACCGAAATCCGGCACCGAAGCACCCGTCGATCTGCTCGCGGCACTCCGAAGCCAGCTCTAACCTGACCGTAAGTTGAGGTATGGTGGGGATCGAACCCAGGCGGTTCGATCCCCATCACGCATCCAGGGCCCAGGCGGCGAGAGACGCGAAACACCCTCTCCCCGTTAGGAATTGCTCATGGCTCCCCAGACCCCCGCCACCGTCCCCACTCTGCTCAACGACACGGTCTCGCAGATCGTCGTCCAGCCGCTCGAAGCCGCGTCCGTCGTGCTCGCCGCCGGCCCGAAGATCTTCGACACCAGCAGCCAGCTCCGCGTGCCCCGCATCGCGACCACCACCAGCCCCGGCTTCGTCGCCCCCGGCGGCACCATCCCCGACGCCGCCCCCGGCTTCGACGAGATCACCCTCCTGCCGCCCGCCCTCAAGTCCCTCAAGACGCTCACGCGCCTGACGAACGAGGCGATCCGGCAGACCGTCGTCGGCCTCGACTCCATCGTGCGGCAGCGGATCACCACCGACCTCGCCAACAGCCTCGACATCGCACTGCTCACCGGCGCCGGCACCGCGAACACCATCAAGGGCCTGGTCAACCAGAGCGGTGTGCAGGCCCTCGCCGCCGACCCCGCCGTGCCGGACACGTTCCTCACGGCCCTGTCGCTGCTGCGCGCCCAGGAGGTCAAGCCCAGCCACATCTTCATCAGCCCGGCCGACTACTTCGCTATCCGTGCCCTCAAGGACGCCGACAACAGGTACTTGATCACCACCGACGCCACCGCCGACGGCTTCGAGCGCCTGTTCGGCGTGCCGCTGGTCATCACCAGCCGCCTCGCCACCGGCAAGGCCGTCGCCCTCGACATCCAGTACGTCGCCGTCGCCCGCGACCTCGCCCCATCGGTGTCCCTGGACACCTCGCGGTACTTCGACACCGACGAGTCCGCGATCCGTGTCGTCGCCCGCTTCGACATCGGCCTGCTGCAGCCCAAGGCCGTCGTCGTCATCACCAAGGCGTAACCGTGGCGACCACCGCGGTCGACCTGCTCAAGTGGTTGGGGCAGCCCACCGACGACGCTGCCCTGACCGCGCAGGCAGGGCAGGCGATCACCGTCGCCGGCGGCATGATCGACGCCTACACCCGCGGTCGGCACCTCACCGCCAACGGCGAGACCCGCCCGGGGGTCGCCGCGGTGGTCCTCATGGTCGCCGCCCGGATGCTCGCCAACCCCGAGCAGCTACGGCACACCGTCGGATCGGTCGCCTTCAACGAGGGCTTCGCCGGATTCACCCTCGCCGAGCTCACCGTCCTCAACCGGTACCGGAAGCGGGCGGCATGATCTTCCACGACACCATCGACCTCATGCTCGGCGGCGGTGAGGACGACGACGGGAACCCGCTGCCGACGGTGGCGGTGCCGTACCGCGCCGACGTGTGGCCCATCTCGGCGGAGGACCGGCAGGCGTTCGGGCAGACCACCGCGGTCGCCGCGTACCGCGTGGTGATGCCGCCGTTGCGCGCCGGCCACAAGGTCACCACCGCCACGAAGATCCAGTGGGACGGCCTGGAGTACGACGTGCTGGGCCCGCCGATGGTGAACAAGGTCAACGGCCGGGTCCGGCACCTCGAGCTACTGCTGAAACGAGGCACCGGCTAACCCCGGGCCCAACCCTTAGACGGGCCGACGTTCAGTGCCCTTTCCAGGCGTCGGTAAGGAGCCGCGAACGATGCCGCGGCACCTGCGCCCCCTTCCGCGTTTCGGACGCGAGAGGGGGCGTTTCCCGTCCGCCAGTCCGCAGCCAGTCCGCAGTAGCTCAATCAACACCCATCGCTACCCATTCACGCCCACGCTTTGACCTGCGCTTATTCGTGCACCCCATCGTTGCTCGGATTACGAATCCCCAGATAGGGCGGATTCAAAACCCGTCCAGTGTGAGTTCGAGTCTCACCGGGGGCACTACCGCACTTGCTGCGAACCTGCAGGTAGATCGCCTGCGGGTTCTTTCGTCTTCGGGTTCCGAGCTGGTCATGAGCACGTTTTGAGCACAGTTCGGTCGATGCTTACGCGGAGAAGGTGGCTGCGCGATCCAGTGCGACAGCGACGCTGTCGAGGTCGTCGGGGAAGAGATCCGCGTAGGTGTCGAGAGTGAGCGTGGCAGAGCTGTGGCCCAGCATTCTCTGAACAGCCTTGACATGCGCGCCCGCGGAGATGGCCAACGAGGCTGCAGTGTGTCGCAGGTCGTGCGGTGTCACACGAGGGAAAGGTGGCGTCGTCGCCTCTCCGTGTTCGCTCTGCGCAGCTTCCTCCGCCCGGGCCTTCGTGGTCCTCTTGATGCACCGCTGCACAGCGCCGTCCCACCAGGTGTTATGCCCTGGCGGCTTGGCATAGCCGCCCTGACCTGCGGGAAATACGATGTCGTCGGGCTGCATCCCTCGGCAGTGCTCGGCGAGCATCGTGACGACGAACGCGGGTAGGGGAACCGTTCGACGCTCGTAGTCCTTTGGATCGCCGATGTGCACGGTCTTACCCACGAACACGGCGATCCTCTCAACCGACACTCTGCCGCGTCGGAGGTCTATATGGCGACGCAAGAGGCCCGCGAGCTCGGACCAGCGCAACCCCGTGTAAGCGAGGATATAGACCTCAATCGCATGCTGCTTGGCCTCGTTGGCGAACAGTGCGACTTGCGCGTGAGTGAGAAATTCGTTGCTCTTCGCGGTACCTCGGCGGGGCAGCTTCACGCCGCGGGCGGGATTCGACCCGATTCGCCTATCTGCCACTGCCCCTTCCAAGATGCCGGACAGTATGCCGTGGATCCGTGCGACTGAGTCAGGGCCCACCCTGTCGGACAGTTCGGCGATCCACACTCGAATGTCGGTGGTACGGACCTTTACGACTTGAACCTGGCCCCAACGTGGTTCGACGTGGACCCGCCAAGCCGATTCGACTGAGCGCTCGCCAGACGGTTTGGTGTGGGCGCGACCCGTGAGCCACTCCGCGCCGAGCGTGCCGATTGTGACCCTGCCGGCGTTGACATCGATGTACTCGCCGCGAAGTGCGCTGACCTGGACGGTGGCGAGGTAGGATTCCGCTTCCCTTCGTGTTCGAAACCCACGTTTCGTCGTCTGGACGCCGCTCGGACGGCGGTACCTCACCATGTACCGGCCACGGTCTCGTGCGGGGCCGCGTTTGAGTTCGTATCGCTCAATCGTTGCCACGCCGATGTCTTTCGGCTTCTTCGAACGATTCCGCAGCAGCAACCCGATTGACTTCAGTCGCGACTTCGTGCAGCAGGTCGCGGGTAACTCTTCCCTTTTTCTGGGGAGTTGCATCCGAACCGGCCCTGCTGTCTCGTTCTTCGGTCGCAGTGCGCCCGAAGAGGTTGGAGGTGGCAACCTGAACCTGAATCGGGAATAGATCGAGTTCCTTGCATAGGCGATCGTCTACCTGTCCCCAACCGCGTGCAAGGGTTGGATCGGGCAAGGCGGGCAGCGATGCTGCGGTCGGGGCGACCGGGACACCGCGAAGGGCAGCCGACAATGCTCGGTGCTCACCGTCAGCCGGAAGTAGATCTGCGAGAGCGACCGGGTTGCCTGAGAGCTCTGCGATCGCGATCGCGATCGCGTGCAGAGTAAGGAGATCCGGTGCCAGATGGCCAACCTCGACCTGCGCCACCCGGACGTTCGTCCACCGAAGCTCAGGCCCGGCGCGGTTTACAGCCCTTGCCAGCTGATCCTGCGTTGCGCCAGCCGCTTCGCGCCGTCGTCGAATCTCAGCGCCAACCTCTCTCCCGAATGCCCCGCCCATGCCACAGACTATATGCAGAACGTAACCCTGTTGACAAGTCGTGATTCTGCCGCATATGGTCAACAGTATTACTGATGACAGCAACTCTGAGAGGTGAGCAAATGGGAGCGGTCGCTGTCGAAAGCATCGATCCGGAGAGGCTTTACAGCCCTGCGGGCGTTGCGGAGCTTGTTCCTAACACGAGTACAGCTTCACTCGCTCAGATGCGCCGTCGAAGGACGGGACCGAGCTACAGTCAGCACTGCCCCCGTGGGCGAGTTCTGTACCGCGGGCGAGACCTCCTCGCATGGATTGATGCAGGTATCCAAGAGCCGAGTGCACGATGACGCGGGCGGTGATTGTCAGCTTGTTCAGCACCGATGCCGATTGGCGAGCCTTGAGCCCGAACACCGCCGAGTGGTCGTCGCCCGAGGGGCATGTGGTAACAGTGCACGTTACCGACGACATGGCGGAGGTGCGTGTCGACCATGCGGGTGACGCCGTATCCAGCGTGCTCGACCTTGGGCCCTGCGCCGATCCAGGAGAGGCGCACGCTCGGATCGAGGAGGAGGCCGAATTCCTGCTGAGGCAGGTCGAAAACTAGCAAGGCGGGCTTGGTGAGTAGGCATTCGAGTAGCAATCGCTTCCTCTGCGTCGGTGCGTGGCCTCCTTTGGGCGGAGTTCTGATCGGCGGCATGCGGTGTGGTCGGCGATGTGGGGCCGCGGCGGCCGCCCCCAAGAGTTTTCCTCGCACAAACATGGCTCAGTCCTGTTGCGGAGCTCGCATCAGGATCCCGATCGAGCCGTCTTCCGCCGGGTCCACCATCCGGTGACCAACCCGGGCGCGTGTGTTGGATAGGCCGTGAGCTGGCGCGCACGCAGCGTGTGGGCCGCTTCTACGAGAGCTGCAATTCGGTCAGGTTGTTCCTTTGAGACCGCTTCGTTCCAGAGCTGCTTCGCAGTCAGTCCGCCATCTTCCTCATCGGGTGCAGCCAGGATCCTCCGCGCGAGGTCGCTGAATCCTTGGTTCAGATGTTTCACCTCCTCGTCGTCGATGAGCAGGACAAGGTGGTCGAGCTTGCTTGCCGATTCGCGGAGCGGGCCGACGAGCGGACGCGCTTCGTGCCATTGCTCCGGGGTGATCGTTCTTGATTCGAGGATGGCGTCGTCGGCGTACCACACGTAGGCCTCCATTGCTCCCGCCGTCGCGATGACAGCGTCGGCGTATTCTTTCGACGCCGCGAGCAGAACGTCCCGCCGCTTCTGCTCGGCGTTCAGCTCAGCGATGGACATCGCTGTCTGACGCGCAATGAATGCTCCGATACTGACCCCGCACAGGCCGATGACCGCGGCGATGATGGCTCCCATAGCGGAAGGGTGCCACTCACAGGACCGCCTCGGCGCGGATCCGGACACAGATGTGCCACTGTTCAGGCTGAAAGTCGACGAGCTACACCCCCTGTGGAAGGCAAACGTCGATCCGCGGGGGCCATTGAGAGCACGCTGAATTCACCGGTTGCGAAGGCCGGCTCATGGTGGCCGCTGCAGGAAGCAGCAAATCGGAACGAACGTTTGAGGGCGAGCAAGCAACCTGGCCAGCTGGCAAACCGAATGCTGGTCGATCACGTCAGAAGGAGGTTGAGTCCCCAGCGAGATAGCGTGTCGTCCAGGTATGTGACCTCGTTAGAGCGATCTGTGTCGCCGCTACTCAGGAGGCCGACTGCGTACGCGTCGTACCCGTTCGCGGTCCTCACTGTGAGGAACACACCGCTGCCGCTGTCGCCCTTCACCGCGTAGCCGCCCCATTTCACAACGTCGGGCCCCGCCGAGACCATCGGCCCGCAGGTGACTCCTGCGCGTCCGCCCATCATGCAGAGCGGCGTACCGGCGGGTAGAGAGCGTACGGCGTCGCGGTTGAGGCCGCCTGCGATGCGTACCCCGGCGGTCACGTTCGTCCGATAGCGGTTACTGGCGACCGCGTCAGAGGGTAGGCCGATGAACGCTGCGTCCAATCGCGCCCCTGATGGTCCTGTGCCCTGTTCCGCGCCGATGTAGTCAGCAGCCAGTTGGATGTCCCCGGTTGGGGACACGAAACTGACAGGACCGTCTGACTTGTCACAGTGCCCAGCCGTGAGAAACCCAGTGCGGCCGGCGTTACTCCGGACCGGCCACCCAATCGTGCAGGTCGCGGCGGTATCTGGCCCAGACGGTTGGCTGACGGTGACACCCATTCCCGGAATGGTTCCGCTGCTCCCATCAGCCGGTATGCCGCCGTAGCTGTCCGGAAGCGCGACGTAGGGCCCTGGCGGTAGCTGGACGGTGACGCCACCAGGGACCGTCGGTGGCGCTGCGATCGACGGCGGCGTGTAGCCCGGTCCGTCAGTCGGCACCGGCGTCACCGAATAGTCCGGTGTGGCGGTGCCGGTAGTGGGGGAGTAGCCAGGCGGAAGCGGGAGTAGGCCGTTCTCGTTGGTGGTCGGGGCGGAGCTGCCATCACTCGCCGTCTGAGTGCGGTCGACGCCACACGCTGAAGACAGTGCTACTGCCGCGGCGAGCGCCGCGATGATGCCCCGCCTCATTCTTCTTCCCCTAGATCTTGCTCACGCTATCCGCGCCGTCTCGATCAGCAGCCTGGATCCGGTCGTACGTGAACTTCGCTACCTTCGACCCGAGGATGACATTGTCAGCTGCGGTCGTCAGTCCGGCCACCTGCCTCTCGAGGAATGCGGACAGCGACTTTCCACCCGCGTCGTAGATCGGCATCGGCCGCTTGGTGCTGCCGTTGCTAGCTTCGTCCGCGTACGTCTTCTCCAGGCGGGCACGTTCCGCGGCAGCAACGGCTTTCAGGTTCTCGGCTGCGGCGATGATCGAGGCAGTCTTGCCTGGGAATCCCGGTACGTCCCGGATCTCGATGTCTTCGGCCATGTGCGCGCCCTTCTGAATTCGGTCACCCGACCATACCGAGAGATGCTGACGATGCAGGAACGTGACGCGACGCCTCGTCCCGGGTCTAACGAGACGCTTCTTCGCGGATCCGCTTCGCCAGATCGTCGATCAAAGTACTGGGCGAGCGGCTTTCGACCAGCGACTTCTCTGCTGGCGTCTGCGATGTCGCATCGAATGTCCAGCGGAGGTAGGTCATCGGTAGCCGGTCCATGAACTTTCGACTCATCGCGGGCTGCTTTTCCAGCAGGTCGGCACGGCACGCAGCGTTATCGTCGACGTGGCACCTTCCAACGAACCCATATCGGGAGCTGAGCATCCCCCACAAACGCCGGAACTCTTCTTCGTACAGCACCGACTTGGTCGTGAGCGCCACCCGGGCGGTTGAATCCAGCTGGAACAGGAGAGTCGACGTTCTCTCCAGGTAGGACTTCAGCTCGAATGCCAGTTGCTGCGTTTCTCCGTCACGAGCAGGGAAGACGGTGACTTTTTGGTACGCAACGCTTAGATCCCTACCGCGCGTCGAGAGGTCGCGCACAGCCTGGTCGTCGAGGCGCAGCGTACCTGGCACGAACTTCTCGCCCGGTAGAGCAGAGTCCGGATTCCAGAGAGGGTTCGGGCCGAGTTGAACGGGGACGTTGTTGTTGAGCAGTAGCTGCAGGGACTGTGCAGCATCGATGAACGCAAGATGAGCGTCGACGGTCTGTTGCCGGGTGTAGTTCTCCTTGGACTGGGTGACCGAGGCGGACGCTCCGTAGTAGCCGACCAGACTCGCGATGACACCGCCTGCCAGTGTGGCGGCGAGCGAGGAGATCAGGGATCCACGATCATCCCGAAACTTCCTCCACGCGAGGCCGGCGAGGATAACCGAGACGATGAGGACGACAGCGAAGGCTCCCATGGGAAACAGAGTCATGGAACTGAGCGTATGCAGAAGCCTCCTGATCGATCGGCTTACGGTCCACCTACAGAATCCCCGCGGAGTCGAGCGGCTTCGAGCCGGAGGACGTCCCTCCCTGTCCGTTGCCGGTGTTGGTCCCGCTGGTGCCGCCGGGCCCGCTACCTCCCTGCACGGGCGCGTTCGGCTCGCCGCTGGAGGTCACGCCGGGCTTCGAACCGCCGGAGGGCGAACCGGGCATCGGTGTTCCCGAACCGCTCCCGCTACCGCCCTGGCCGGAGCCGCCGTGATCGCCCGTTCCCGGGGTCGGCTTGGGGTCGGTACCCGCAGCGGGGTTCTCGACCTTCGTGCCACCCTCAGCGGGGCCGGAGACCGCACCATCGTGCTGACCGCCGCCGTTCTGGCCTCCCTGACCGCCCTGGTCGCCGCCCTTGTCGGTGGCCGCGGCGTTCGGGTCATCGGGCAGGTGGAACCAGCCGCCCTTGTCGCCGAGCTCGGGAACCTCGGATCCGGAGACGACCTTGTAGTCGTCGGTGTAGAACTTGTCGTCGCCGAGGAACAGGAACTGACGGTCCCCGGCCACCAGCAGGTCGCCGGGCTTGGCCTTGGTCGGCGCGATCTGCTCGCCCGGATCCTGGCCCGCGACCGGCGGCTTGAGTCCGGCCTCGGCTGCCGCGTCGGTCAGCGTGAGCGGGTGCTCGGCGTCGGCCTTGCCGAGCAGGTCCGCCATGCGGGCGACGCGCTCGTTCGGGAACTCGACCTTCGTGCCCTTCATGTCGACCGTGGTGTTCGGCTTGGGAGCGCCGGGCTTGGGGGTCTTGTTCTCCTCCTCGGGCTTCTTGTTCTCGCCAGGGACCGTCGCTGCGGGAGCGACCGCGGCCGGAGCAGCCTCCGGCTTCTTCTCCTCGGGCTTCTGCTCGACGGGCTTGACCTTGTTGTTCAGGCCCGACAGGTCCGGCTTCTTCGGCTCCTCCCGCTTCTTGATCGGCTCGTCCTTCTTCTCCTCGGGCTTCTTCTCGTTCAGCTTGTCGCCGAGGTTCGCCAGCGGGTTCTGGCCCTGGTTGCCGAGCGGGTTCGATCCGCCGAGGTTCGGCATCTGCGGAGTCGACAGGTTGGGCATGGACGGCGTGTTCGGAGTCGCCTGCTTCGCCGTGTTCTGCAGACCCTTGAGCGCGTTCGCGAGATCGTCGGTGCTCTTCTTCTCCGGCGTCTCGGTCTGCTGCATCGTGGGCATAGCCGGCATGGCCCCGTTCACAGGCTGCGGCTTGTGCATGCCAGGCCGGTCGTGTGCCCGGACCTGCGTCGTCGTACCGTCCTTGAAGGCGGCAGCCGACAGCGGGGCCTCATTCATCACGTCGGCCATCCGCTGCTCGGCCCGGTCGAGTGTGGCCTCGACACCCTTCATGACCGTGATGATCTGAGACGAATTGTCGGTCAACGAGCCGTCTTTGGACAGTTGGATGCGCGCGGCCCGATTCATCTCAATGATCTGCTTGTATGCTTTATCCGCGGCGTCCGAGCACGTGGCCAACTCTTTGACCATTACCTCGCCGGCTTCGTTGGGAACGCGATCGAGCACCGCAAGATGTCTCAGCAGCGGGGGTGCGGATTCGCGAATCTTCGGTTCATCAGAGTTCTGGAGGACGTCTCGGATCTCCGCCGATGCCGCAGCGATCGTCTTGCAGTAGTTGGCGATCGCGGTCTTGACCTCGTCAGGGTCGATACGAGTCGCGGGAAGCGGGTTCTGAGTCCAAATCTGTCCCTGGGGACCGTCGGTCATGCCGAAGATCTTGTTCTTGTTCAGGTCGGTCAATACCCGGTCGAGATCCGCAACATGGTTGATGTCCTTCGCTGCCCCCGGCAGGATGAACGTGGTGGTGCCGTCAGGCGGTGCCCACTCATCGACCCGGTTGCCTCCCGTTGCGTCGCCGTCGTCGGTGAGGCTCCAGACTGTGTACGCGGCGGTGGCGGCCCAGCCGATCGGACCAGGGACGAGTCCGACAAGGCCGAGGGCCCCCTTGGTGTAATGACCTTCAGCGATATCCTGGACGGCGAACCCCGCACCGACGAACGGAGCGATCCGCGCGACCCGCGCGAGCTTCCCACTCTTCATGAACCCCTTCAGGGCGGGCGCGACCTTGGGGCCGAGCTTGGTGGCCACCTTGCCGATCGCTGCAGTCATTCTGCACCTCCATCATTGACGACTTTGAGTGCACGCTACGTCGAGTCCCTGACATCGAACGACTGTGGCGCGCAAAGTGATCAACAGATTAGAGGCGGACTATCGGCTTGCTTGTATGGCTGCTGTCAGGCTGGCATGACAGCAGGCCAGCATGCTTGCTTGCCAGCAAACATGCAGCCTGACCAGGACATTCTTTCGCGAACAGCTTCACCAGTCAGTCGCCGGCGCGCACCATGATCGAGTACGAGGCGGCCGCAGCCTGCTTCGCTTGAGCGGCGGTCGCCGCAGTGACCGAACTCCCGTACTTACCGACCTTGACCGCGCATCGCGTGTAGTCCGCGAGCTCTGCTTGGCCTCCGCTGCCTTGGTCGGTGTACCGCTGAGCCTTCCAGCACGCCGCCGATGTGGCGGGGACACCAGGCACATCTTCGATCGCGCCACCTTGACCGGATTGGAACTGGAACCACTGCTCGGCGCGCGCAGAGTCCGGGAAACGCGAGACCGCCCCGACCGGTGTGGCGCCGATCCAGTCGATTCCGAATCTGTTCTCGATCGCCTCGGCGTTTCCGTCCAGCAGCCCTTGGACGTAGGGAGTCCTGTACCCGGTGTATAGACCGAACCCGGGTGTCGTGTCGTGCAACGGATACAACGCGGGCCCCTGTGCCTTGATCGTCCGCCGCATCACTCCAGCGACGTCCATCCTCACGGACGGTATGCCGTCGGTGGTCGACGGATTGGGTGGCTGCTCCAGGGTTCGGGCTTTCGCAACTTGGAGTGCCAGCGCCTTGTCTGCCAACGCGAACGCGGCATCTTCTCCTTTGACGGTCGCCGAGCCGATGGCCAGCAAGTTGCCGACGGGCGCAACGCTGGTGACCTGTGATTGCCCTGTCGAAAAGTTGCCTGCCACGACGTATCGCGCATCGGCTACAGGAGGGCGTTGAGGAGACGTTCCGAATCCGCTCGCGGCGACGAGAGCGTCTAAGGCTTTTCGTGCGGTCGCCTCATCCGCGTATCGGACGATGGCCGTCCGTACAACTCTGTCCAGTCCGGATCCAGATGTGCCGGCGGTACTACGCCCGCCCAGCGCCGCGACGAATCCCGCTTGAAGGGGCACGCTGTTCAGAGCTGCTTGTTGCTGCGGGCGGAACACCGTCGTTGCACCGGCGAAGAAGTCATTGGGAACGATCACCGACATCGACCCGCCCGGCTTCACGCCCAAGCTGAGGTCGCCCGCGACTTCACGAGGATTCACAACCCGATCGCCGATGGTAAGCCCGACCTGATACCAGGCATCACGAGGTTTGGCCGCCGTTGTGACGTCTGTGCGCGGCTGAGTCGCGTAGTTGCCAGTATCGAGACCGCTGAGCTTCGACGACTCATCCGTTACTGGCGTCCCGGCAACCTCACTTGAGCACGCCGCAGCGCCCAGCGTAAGTGCGACCAGCACCGACAGCAGGCCCCGCCCTCCCCGTTCCATGAACTAGTTCATACACGGTTTCTCCTTATGTTTCGGCTAACCGTCGCTTGGATTGGGGCGTGCTTGCTTGCCTGCAGGCTGCAAGCACACCCTGAAGCAAGCCCGTAACGTGCTGCTGAAGGGCGCCGTGACATATCGATGTGGCGGTGGACCAGAGACGCCGTGGCGCAGGTCGGCCGAAGTTGACATTCAACTGGCTCAACATGTTTCATCCTGTCCGCGAGTACCCTGACATAGATGCGAACAAGCATCACTGACACCGTCGACCCCGCCGAGTTGCATACGCACGTCGTGCAGCTCCTCGACGCAGTCGCCACTGCGCGGCATCAGCTCAAAGACATCCGTCACGCGTACGCAGCCCTAGATCCGGGCCAACTAGGCGTCGACGATCTCGGGTCCGAGCTTGCGGCCGCCGACTGCATTGCGACAGCCCAGAGGGCATTCCTCGCTGTCGGCGGCGCACTCGCAACGGTCTCAGACAGCGTCCACGACGCGATGCGGCACACATCGCGGTTGAAGGCGACGGCGGTATGACGCACACGAGCACAGTCCGCCGATACCTCTGGGCGCTCCTGATCGTCGGCACCGCCGCGTCGGTAGCGGCGAACGTGGCCCACGCGCACCCGGGGATCGGGCCGCGGATCATGGCAGTCGCCGCGCCGATTGCCCTCCTCGCCTTCACCCACCTGGTCGGCTTGTGGGGTCGGATCCGCACCAGCGGTGTCACGTACTGGGCGATCCTCGTGACCGTCGCGCTGATCGCCATCGGGGCTGCGCGTGTCTCGTTCGCGGCGGTGCGAGACCTCGCGGAGAGCTACGGGTACGGGCCACTCGACGCCGCCCTGATCCCCTTGATGCTCGATGGTGGGCTGGCTACGACCGCGCTGGCACTCGTGGTCCTGGGTCGCATCGAGGCGGAGACTATCCAGCCTGCCGCTCACCAACTGATCGATGATCATCAGGTGACTACCGGGCCTGGTCACCCGATCACCGAGTCGATCATTGTTGATCAGACGGTTGATCTGCCGCTGATCGGAGCAGGTCACGAGGGTGATCAGCCGCGGGCCGGCGAGCTGGACCCGGTGATCATCGAGCCCCACTCCGAAGTTCCCGTGTGCCTGGTAGAGCCCGGCGCTGATCAGCCTGATGATCGAACTGATCCCCGCGGTGATCACTGGGCGCTGGCCGAGTTGATCGCTGCGACTGGGCGCACCAACCAGCCGATCAATGTGATCACCGCGGTTCTCGCCGCGCGAGCCGATGGCAAGGGGCAGAAGGCCGCAGGGCTCGCCGCCGGGGTCGCCCAGGGGACCGTTAGGACCATCGAGAAGCTCCGGGAAGAGGTGGCCGCGTGAACTTTCGATCAAGACAGGACGCGGTCGAAGCCCTCGAATCCGCGCGCCGCTATCTGGCCGCCTGCTCGGCACGAAGCCGTACCGCGAACGATCTGTGGTTTGTGCTCGCCGACGATGACGAAGCCGAGCTTCTGCGTGACGCCGCCGAGCTCCGCATCGCGCTACGCGAAGCAGCCATCGGGGCAGTGGTAGACCAAGACTGGGTTCGCGAACGCATCGATGAGTACCAGCACGAGAAGTTGGCCCGAGATCTGGCGGCAGGCGCGTTTCGTAGCTTCCCGGAGTTCGTTCTGAAGTTCGAGAAGTGGTACCGGCAGGTGTCCGTATGA